TCAATCTGAGTGATTCTAAATAGTACATTTGAAGAAGGTACTGAAGTTGAAGTTAATTTTACAATAGGATATTGTGAAGCAAACAAATGTCTCTTTAAATCTTGAGCTGCAACACCATAATCTGAAGGAGTTATGGTAATATATTTTACATCATTACTAGTGTTAAAAGTTTTAGTTGGAAGAGAGTCCCAATGAGTATCACAACGTGCGGTGTGATTTCCTGTTTTACCATATATTTTCTGATCAACACTAAATTTAGGATTATATTTATATTCGGAGATTTGCTCTACGAATTGAGATTCAACATAATCATTCTTAAATAAATTAATAATTTCATCATCTTCATCAAAATACCTACCTTTATTTACAGTTTCTGAACCACCAATCTGAATGATTGTATCGTCCTCCTTTTGAATATTATAAATTGAAATATTTGAAATGACATCTGACTGAAGTGTAATAGTCTTTCCACCAGCTGTGAAAACACTCATAGAAAGTTGAACTCCATGGGAGTTGTTACCATTATTTGAAGAATTTACTAGAGGTGATGTTCTAATATTTGTACCACCGTTACTATTAATTGAATTAAAGACAATAAAAGAAGGATTTGCAATAGTTAAAGTACTTTCACCTTTTGGAATTTCACGCTGATCAGCTAATATCAATACCGGGGCAGTCCCATTGGACCACGTTACACATGTAAATAATGGGGAAACATCTGAACCTGTAGGAAAACTAAATGTGGGTTTCTGAGGGAGAACCGCACCTGGCAATGCAAACCAGTTATTATCAACATATCCATTATAATCAAAGAAATATTCTATGCCAGTGCCATCATTTAAATTTACACCAACTTGGGCACCACCACTTGCAGGGACACAAATAGATTTTATTATACACGCTGAAGGCGACTTTAAATTTTGGGGGTCTTGACGATCCTCTACAATCAGGTAGGGGGCCGTTTCAACCGGAGGGGGAGCAATAGAAGGGGTTATTACAGGAGTATACAAAAACATATTTAAAGGACATATATACACAGCATATTCTATAGTAGTAGCTAAACCATCCGCATAAACAACTGGTGTAACATTTGAGATCCAGACTTTTGGCATATGATCATCAACATCAGATACCGTTGC